CTGGGATTAGGCGCTGGAGCAAATACCTCTATGTCATCGTCGTCGCCGTACACTCTTTCTTCTATTCCTTCTATTAGCATATTTAATTTGTCCAGAAACCACCCGTCACTGTCATTCTCCTCGGTGGTGTCAAGTATAATGCTGATTAAGAAGATGATCAGAGACTTTTCGTTGGCGTTGGCTTCTCTTAGTAGCCTCTTCAACATCCTCATGTAGTGCTTGTAGGAATTCTTTGAAAGCTTCACATTTCCGTTGAATATATAGTAGCAGTTTTCCCCGAAAATAGCTTTCATCTCTGCTACCACAACGCTGTCCTCTAATATGCCCTGAAACCCTGGCAAGTAGACTTTTTTTGAGGTGCGCCTAGGTAGAACTGGTGCAGAGAGTTTTAGCACGTCCTCATAACTTTTTAAGTAGTGAGACAACATCTTCCCTATATCAAAACTTTCTGGGAACAAGTGGCTTATCACTGAGGAGTTGAAGATACCCATGTCTTTAAGAACTGCCGTAGCCTCTTCTCTGGATTTCAGCGATCTTGGCAAGTATGTGACTTTTTCCGGGTCTGCTACAGATTCTATGTCCACTAAAGATTTTGAGCTGATCTGCTTGATTTTAGTGACTTCTGGTCTAGGGATCGAAGAGTTTCCAGGAAACGAGCTCACATAGTATTCTACATCACCTACATTCAGTTTGTAGAAGTCGCCTGGGCCAAACCAGGGATAGCATACGTACTCGACTGGATTGAAAATGGTTATTGAGCTAAAATCATTCTGCGCTACTTCTTCTGCATAGCCTTTCACATCTTTTTTCGTGTACAGGAACACTCTTGACTCGTCCTCCTCCTCATCAAACGGCCGTTCTACTTTAGTCGCTTCAAATTCATCTTCCTCGACGTACCCACCTTCAGCATCGACATCCATCCAGTCCAAGGCTTCTTCACCTTCATAAATGACGGGGTCCCCTGTTCTGTAATCGCCGAAAGCCAACTGTTCAGGGTTGTACTTATCCCTCTTGAGATTAGAGCGTGCCAAAGCATAGTGCCTGTATCTTGGGTTCGAGTCTTGGTCTACAAAAAAGCTGTATAAGTCCTCTTTTAGTCTGACTACCATGCCTTCTATCATGCTGAGCAGGTTGCTATATAGGCTGCTGTGTATAGTCATGGAGGAGAGCAGTACGTTTTTTGACACCACTCCCCAGAACCGATTCGGGTCGTCTGCTTTACTTCTGATGAGCGCTCTTGCAACCAACACGCTAAAGTAGCTCAGCTGAATCTTGCTAGTAGTAGCATAAAACTTTGCAAGCGTCCACCAAGATTTCCTGGAGCCGCTATATTGCATTTTAGTATTTGTCTCTGGGTATGCTGACATAGCCTCACTAATTGCGTCAAGACAGCTTGAGAATACGTCGCTCAACACTTCCTTCGGTGTTGACATGACACTACCTGCGAGCATGGCCTCAAAAACATGTTTGTGTAATACGACTGCTGTCCCTAGTGCTTCTAAACCTAGTTTGTTCTTTACTTTAACCATCATTTCCTTCTCCCAGCTTGTGATAGGGACTTTGTTCAAGACTTTTTCGAATGCCGACTTCTCTGCAGCTGTCAGCCGAGCATAATTCACTTTCTCAAACATGTCCAGAACGGGGACGCCCTCCACTGAATCGTACTCTATGACGCCTTTGTTGAAGTACACGTGGTTGTAGCTACTTCTATAACGAGTTTCCCCTTTCTCGTCAGACAAGGCCAGGGCTCTTGTAAATGATCCAGGTTGACCTAGCAGACCATTCCTTCTGTACTTGTCTGGGGCTCCGCTAACGTGCCTGTCATCATTTAGCAGCAGCTTGTAAGTCTTCGAAGATAAGAAGTTACTTATTAACAAATCTTCGGGGATGCTCAAATCGGATTTATAGATGTGCCTCTTTATGGAAGCAAGCGAGTGCGTGTCATAGAATAGTTTGTTGATGTCAGAAATAGAGTAGATCTTGAAGTCTAAAGGCCTGTTGTTCATGTAGAACTTGTCACCTCTCCTGTGAACTGAAGGGATTTCCACATCTCTGATTTTTACCCCACTGTTCATCAGCACAACAGCTCTCGACATTAGAGGAGGGAAGTAGACGGTTTGAAAATCGTTGAACGCCAGTTTAGGGACTGAGAAACCTGTGTGACTGTAGGCTATCTCAGACATCTTTATCCCTCTAGAGTTGCAGAATATCTTGTACAAGCCATACAAGTGAGAGAGGTTGTCCTGTGTAGGAACTTCCCACTCAGTCACTGCCACTCCTTCTACATCTGTGCTTGTGACCCTGCCAAAGTTCGTGTATAAAGTGAAGTCTGCGTTAGCATACCACACATTCTTGCCTCTACGTTGTCTCTTGTGGTAGTCTACGAAAGCCAGTCTGGTGGTAAAGTCCTTGTTCTCGTCCTGCTGCATCGCGTCGTTAAACTGCTTTAAAGACCTGGAAGCATAAGGGTGAGAATTGCATATTGGGCATTTTCTTAGAGACTCCTGTGCCTCCTCCAAATCCATCTCTCCTTTCTCCATCAGTTTGACTAGTAGGTAAAAATGCTTTAAGTCGTCAAAGCTTTTTGCTTCCAGGTTAAATTCTGCAGGGGTGTACAGCTGCGGCCTCCTCTTCGAAATGAAGTATCTCCTAGTAGTGTAGACTAAAGAATAAGTGAAAAACCTAGCAGGCGTGTCTATGTTCACCGAGGAAGGCATGAAGAGGTAGCCACTCCTAGACTTCTCTTCCTTCTCTGAGGGCTTATATAGTTTTAAGAAATTCACCTTTTCTTCTGGGGTTCCCGGCAGCGACGCCATTAAGTAATCTCTAAGGCTGTCGAATTTGTCAGGATTCTGTAGTATACTTGCTATTTTGGCATTCTTCTCTATAGCTGAGAGATAGAGCAGATTTTCTTGGCTGATCTTTATATCGAACATCTCAACAGTATTGTAGATGACAGGCTTGCAGCTCTTCCCGCTTGCAACTGTAAAGTCAGCCATCTCAAATTTCATGCCTTCAGTCTGGGAGAAGTAAGACGTGTAGTTATTGATGGGGTAGTTTGCAGTGTCGACAGTCTTCATTTTCCCCGTGAGGTACGCAGTCAGGTACAGTGAGACGAAGTCAGACATAGGCACGGCTGTGTCGTCAGGCAATAGTATATGTTGCTTGTAGAACATAGTGGCCAAAGTAATCTGATCAGTGTCGAACCCTGTCAAAGAGAATACATACTTCTTGTCGAAAGTCTTGTGTATGTGCTTACTGTAGCTCACTAGTGTGCCTCTTAAAGGTAGAGTGGAAAAGGCGGAAAGCAGGTCCTTTTCACTGGACTCCAAGTTTGGCCTCTTCTCATACATCTTAAAGTAAGGAGTTCGATATCTTGCATTGCTTGCTGCTCCAAGCAAATAGTCTCCAATAACTGCTATGTATGCGGCAATGCGGTTTCCTCTGGTCTCGGCGTCTTCTGTAAGGTCGAGCAAGCATTCCTGCGCTGTGTTGCCCACCATTATCATATGTATAGGATGAAAATTAGGGACCCCTCCGAAGGCTAAAGGCACTTTTGATAACTGGCTCACTCTGGGAAGGTGATAGGCCTTTCTCAGCAACTCAGATGATGCTAGAAGGAGAGAGTAACACTGCAGATGGCTCCCTCCGTTGTTGTACAGGTCTACCACTTTACCACAAACGGCAGTGATGTCATCATACCACCCTCCGCCTTTGAAATCTAGAGAAATGTTTGACAGAAACTTGTGTGTCATTGGGATGTACTTTTGGTCGCAATACATGATGGATATCATTTCAAAGCTTCGTTGTGACAAGCAGCATTTTTTTCTAGACATCAAATGGTTCAACGATCTCTGAAATTTTTCATAATGTGAGTAAACCGTTAGGCACTTTCGCATGCTCTTGGCCGTGATAACACCTCCGCTGTCGTCACTGTGGGCCAGAAAGTTGACAGTGGCCTGTTCTTTGGAGAGTATTATGTCATTGAAAAATAATTGCGAAGCGGCGTGCATTATAGAAGAAAGATAGTTGAATATCCCCATCATGAAACTATAAGGCATTATCAGTTCGTAATCTCCGTCGCTTCTCTTAACTAGCATAGACTCCACGTCGGCATAGCCTTCGTTAAGCATGAGGTTCGAGACATAGCTTGATTGAATTCTCACCCTCTTCTTGAACATCAAAGACCAAAATTTAAAGAAGAAGTCGGTGAAAGATCTAGGCAGGTGTCTAGACATCCCTTTCACAAAATAATAGTACTTCCACAGGTTCGACCTAGGTGCCCATTTCCTACAGTCCATAGTACAGTAAAGCTTGGATCCACTGTCAGATGAGTGTTCAAACATCTTGTAGTGGATAAATCGAGGGCGTGAGTTACTCGGCTTGTGGATGAGTTCATTTGGTACAAAATTACAGAGGTACCCAAAGAATTTTTCGATAGGATTTTGGAGTATCTTGGTTTCGTCAGACATGACGTAAATCTCTCGGGAGTCCTTATATTGTCTTTTATCCTTCATGTCGAATTCCAGCTTCACGTCTTTTAAGCTTCCTATCTTCTGGAGGAAGGTTATCTCTTTCTCAGCAGAGATACTGTTAAAGTCTTTAGGGGTAGTTGGGAACTCTTGCAGAAACTTTTCGAGGTCTATGTCAAGATTGTCATAAATCACTTCATTCCCCTTCTTCCCCCAGAAGTAGCCTTTTGCGCTTCGCATGCCTTTACTGGACGCCACCTCAGTATAGGATCTCTCCAAGATGGAGTTGAACTTCTCTTGCATCTCTGAGTAAGGACAAGACGAAGATATGTAAGAGCCTAGAAAGTCTCCTACTATATAGCTTGCTTTTGGGTCGAAGTTGAAGTCATTCTCCTCTAGCTTCCGGTAGTAGTCGTCCTGCACTTCAACCGCAGTCTTTTCTAGCCCGACAGCAGGGTCTAGACTGCCAACGTGGTCCAAATAGTACCTGTGCGTGTCTATTAAAGATTTCAAATTTTTCATGTGCTCATTGTGAGGATTGAATGGAGCCTTTGCCATAAACATCACTTCTTCAAATCTCTCTGCCATGAGGTCAAAGTTGGCAACAGTGTTGTCCCAGATTAAGTCGTACAGTAGTTTCTCCTTAGCGTTGTCATAAATCTTCGTATAGTTTAGAGCAAAGGATCTCTGTAGCAGGAAGGTGAGGCTGTCCGTGTCCAAAATAGGCATGGATTCTACAAGAGTCAGCAGTTCAGAGTGTGTGCCCAGAGCATTTAAATAAATATATCTGAGAGTGGACAGCCAAACTTCGAGCCTCCTTTTTTGAGAGAAGAGCATTAGAACCTTCACTGACACAAACTTGAGGTGCTCTTCCTGACTAAGCCCGGACTCCAGCTGAGAAGACACGCAATAGGAAAGGAAAGAATGGTACAGCTCGACACCTTTCTTCAAGTAGTCGAATCTTAGCATTCGCCAAGGTGTGAGTATGTAGCACTGTCCTTTGTAGGAGATTCCTTTAAATGAAGTTCCCTCGTAAAGCCTCATCTGAGTCTCGGTTACGGGATGCAGTAAACGGAAGAACCTGCTCGTCTTGACTCTTCTGATAGTCTTACCTCCCTTCACCACAAGTAGAGTTCCCTTGCCGCCCAAGTTGTCGAACATGAAGTCATCCTTATTTAGCTTAATGTTAGAGTAGAACATTAAAGAGTGCGAGAACTGCGAAATCAGGAGTAGAGAGTGCGCCAATCTTGTTGTTTTCAATACATTCATAGGTTCGTCCAGCGCTCCTCTCATTCCCTCACACAAACCAGCCAACCCTTTCCCCACCGGCTCTGTATCACTGTAGACATCGTCCTGAGTAGGGGACTCCGTAGGTGTGAAAATTTCTGAGAGAAAGCTCCTATAGGTGTCCAAAACATTGTTATAATCCAGGCCTTGAACCTCTCGATGCACATTTTTTGTTTTCGAAAAATGCTCCTTCTCTTTTTCCCATCTGGAGTTCACTTTTAGGTTGATCTTGAGTCTATTCTGGTAAGCAGTTCTAGTGGACTCCTTGACCAGCTTCCCTAGCTGTGACCTAACACTTCTAAACTCTAGCATCTCTCGAGCTTCATCATTGTCCTCAGCCATCAAAGCTTTCATGGGCATGCTGTTGTACTTTTTGTAGTTTTTCATAGTGGCTCTGAGCTCCCGGTATCTCTTAGAGACCGTTCGTTCGAAGTTTAGCAGTTCATCGTAGTTGATGTCTCGCTCAATGACGGTCTTCCTAGGGATGTTGCAGCCTTCCGCACGTCTTAAGATGATGTCAGTTAGAGGTTCGTTGAAGTCAGACGGTCCTTCAAATTTGCCTCGGGAAATTATATCTGTAACAGGGAAGATGAAAGGCGACTTCTGAACTGCGATCGGCTTTAGCTTTTCCTTCAAAGCAGCTAAAGACTTCATGTAGACTCCTGAAACGGCCCTTGAATCCCTGTCAAGAGGGGAGTCCACTAATGTTTTCATGGGGTAACGATGTAGTGACAAGATCATCCTTTCCTCGTAAGACCTTGTGTCGACTACGACCTCAGAATCCTGCTTGCGGTCGCCCTCATCCAAATCTATCTCTTCGTCGGCGGCGTACATGTCAAACACAGAGGCCTCGTTGTATACGTCGTCAGTCACTACGCAATAGTCCATCAAGCGGGAGCTACCACTGTCGAGAAGGTCCACCAATTCAGAACGCGCTACACCCTCTGGATGCTCGTCCAAATAAACGTTTCTAGTGACAAAATTCACTTTGATGATATAAGACGTATCCAGAGTTCTAACTCTAAGGCTGTGAGACAACTTTCTCAGAGAGGCAGTGATCAGGGATCTGACTCTCTGTGCTTTATAGCTCTTCTTCCCCATTAGCTGACTGCGTGTGGTAAAGGGCTCAGGAGCTTCTATAACTGTCACGTCTATCTCAGGCACTATTTCGTCGACATTCATAGAAAGGACCTCAGGAGCGAAATCTGAAAGATGTGCAGTCATTTGCTTGATGGTGTTGAGCATGTCGGCCATCTCTTCCCTGAGTTCGCCCCTGATCTCTATATTATGCTTTTCGGAGATTGTAGACAGAACAGAGCAGGCCTCGTCCACAGGTGTGTCTAAAGTAAGATATACGTAGTAAGAGCTCAGGGGAACAAAGGAGCTAGAGCACTCTTTGTCATACTTCGTAAAAAAGTCTTTGGTCTTCATGACAGTGTTGTACCTCCCAGATATAGTGAACTCAATCAGGAACCCACCTTCGTCCGTAGCGTACAAGTAGTCAGGGGTTCTGTTCGAGTCGATACCGAGGACAGGGAAAGAGCAAAAAGGCCTCTCTTGATAGGACTCCAAACCCAGCAATGTAAGGGCAGTGGTCTTGAGGTAGTTGTGTCTAAGCTTATAGTACAACTTAGAGTCTAAGTTAGTGATCCTCTTGCTAGACGCTTTGAGTTTCGTCAAGGCCTTCACGTAGGAGACGAAGTAGTTGGTAGTGACATCCTCACGGTACCATCGGCTTTTTTCCTCAACGAACGGGCTCTCAGACATATTCAACT